CGTCTCGATGAGCGAATATGCGCTTGGCTTGGCTTGCCGTTGCCTTAGCCAACGATTTTGAAAATCCTCCAGCATCACGCAAGAAATTTTCAAAATCCCGAATATCATTAATCATCTCGAGCGCACTTTTCACGCTAGAGAGATCGACCCTAGCCTCGTTATCAGCCGGGAAAGTGACCACCGAGACCTCGACTAATTCAGAAATATTTTTAATCAGCCGAATTTTTTGTTCGTTTTGATCGATCATCTCGACATCATCGGGATTCAAACGAAAGCCAATTGAGAGGCCATCAATCGTGCCATGCTCCAAAGAGGCTTTAATCGCTTGGCTTTGAGGATTGCCAAGGGTCAGTTCGCCCTCGGCTTTAAGTCCATTCTCATCTTTTGAGAGAGAAATCCATTTGCCAATCGGTAAATCCCACGCCTTATGATTAATGAACATCTTAGGCATCTGCGCTGAGCCATCGGCAATCGACTTGATGACTGAATCATAAGCACTTGGCAAGATCGTATCGCCGTAGGAATCGACCCCGTTAAAAGTGGAGGCATACCCTGAGAACTTGCAAAAAGGATCTTCTGAGTCTCGGGCTTTGAATTTAATGTCGCAATTATTGAGCGACAGGCTCTTGTGTAATAACATTTTCTGCTCCTGTATTAGTGATTTCACCCATGCGAGAAAGGGGAACGAGATTGGATTGAGCCGTCAATTGATCGGCTGCCTCATCTCTTGGTAAGTTTTCAAGTTGTCTCCACTCATTACGAGTCATTAAGCCGTTTTGAACGGCCTTCGCACCCGCATCGAGTCGCTCAGTTAATGAGCCTCTCAAGATCGCCTCTAACGAGAACTCCACCGCATAGAGTTCACGCTGACGGCTTGTGAGAACTCGCCTTTCAATCGATTGCTCCAGCGATTCAAGCATTGGGCGGAGGCGAAACTTATAAAATCCCTCGATTAATTGATTGATCCCCGTTCCCCAAGTGGTTGTTTTTGCCGTATCGTTGATAAGAACTGAGGAGATTCCGAACCACCGGGCGATATCTTCAACCGAGAATCGGCGGGTATCAAGCAATTGCATATCAGCCGGACTCATAGCAAGGGGTTCAAACTTCGCTCCAGCCTCCAAAACGAGGAGATCATCTTGCCCTCCTTCGACTAATCCTTGATAGTTTTGGCGGATCTTATCTCGTTGTTCTGCCGTCAATAATTTATCAATCATGAATACGCCCGGGCGTTTGCCGGAGTTGGCGAATAGTTGTTGCGTTTGATTCTGCGCCTCGATTGCCACCCCGACCGAGTTCCTCATGTAATCTAGACGGCTCATCCCCACGATGCCATTGCCTTTATCTCGCCAATGAAAGATTGACTCCTCGGCATAAATTGCGACCTTGCCTTCAAAGTTGTATTTGTAGATGACCGATTGATCCGGGAGAACATCGACTTGAATCTGATCGGCGGAGAGTGGCCACATTTCGATCACTTCGTTATTTGTTCCCCGCACAAGCCTTGCATAAGCGTTGCCTCGCATAAGGAAATTGAGGAGCATGAACTGCCAAAATTCCATTGGGGTATGTCGGCGATTCGGATTTTCATGCAATAAATTCCAAAGCGTTGTCCCTCTCGCCAATGTTTTATTGCCTTGATCGTCTCCAACTCGGTCATAAACAAATAAAGGCAGAGAGGCGATGTTATCGGTCAGCAACTCCACGCAAGCCCAGACCGCCGCTACTTGCAACGCCCCATCTGTTCCATAGGTCGTGTTTTGTTTATAGACAATGGAGAGAGGCTCGGGAAATTGGATGCCTTCGGTTTGACCCGTTGCCCCAATTCCGCCAAACCATCGGCGGAGGTTTTGATAGAAAGTCATATTTTTTACCATTTCATATTGATTGGCGCACCTAAGAATCCATCTAAATCGCCTTGATCCTCAGAGTCAAAGACGGCTCGGGAGATCGCCATGATGAGAGCGACCACGCCATCGATCTTGTTTTCTGGGCGTTCCTTGCGAGGATAAATATTGTCTTTTGCATCGAGGTGAGCCACGACATTGCTCATCATCCATTCGAGAACGGGATCGCCATCGTGATGCAGTCTCTTTTGTAAAACGAGAGCCTCGATTTGTTTCATCGGTTCTGAGAAATTGAGAACAGTTGGCCTCACTTCTAGCATCGGCGCACCATTGGCGATGAGTCGAGTCGATAACATCGTGGCTTGAAAAGGATCATAGGGGATCTCTTTAACCTGATATTTGAGACTATCTTGCAAAATATCATCTTCAATATAGGCAAAATCAATCACCGCATCCCCGGTCACAGTCAATCGACCCTCGTTTTCCCATCCTTGATACTGAGCGTTTTCACCTAAATCGACTGTATAGCGAGGCAAGTAATACTCGCCAAAGCAATAAAAGTGATCGATTCCTTCAATGTTGCGTTTGAATACTGTCATCTTGGCGGCAATGTCGGTCTTGCTTGCAAGGTCTAAGCCGATCCATGCTGGCTCATTAATGAATGAACTCTTATCTAAAGTTCGATCAGCGCAAGCCTCCCACGCTCTCATATCCATCCAAGAGATATCGGCATTCACCCACTCATTGAGATGTTTCGTCTTAAAGTTGTTGGCTGCACTTGGCATCGTCATCGCCTTGGCTTGCAAGGGCAATAAGATGTCGGGCATCACCGAGATTCCCCAATTGGGATTCGCTTTTTTCAACGCCTCCTCAGTTGTCCAATCATCATCGGCATCAAGACCATAGATAATTCCGAACTGAGACTCATCCAATGCGCCATTCAGTAAGACCTTTTTTACAAAAGACCTGACCTCATAACAGATTCCGGCTCGATTTGATCCCGCCGTAGTGATGACCCAGAGTAAAGATTGCACTCGCTTACCAATCGAGGTCTCGACTACATCGTAAACCGCCCGAGTCTTATGAGCGTGGAGTTCATCAATGCAAGCGAAATGCGTATTCAAACCATCGAGAGTCGAGCCTTCGGCTGAGAGAGCCTCGAATTTGGACATCGTTTGCTTGATGTTGATATTGTGAGCATTGACCTCCGCCCCGAACTGAGTCTTAAGCATTGGGGTTTTGCGTACCATGTTTTGAGCATCACCAAACACGATCTTCGCTTGATCCCGAGTGGTTGCGAAAGAATAGACCTCCGCCCCTCCCTCGTTATCAGCGCACAACATAAATAAACCAAGCCCCGAACTGATTGCCGACTTGCCGTTGCCTCTTGGCACTTCAATATAACCCCGGCGAAATCGGCGAGTGCCGTCTGCCTTGACCCATCCGAATAAAGTCGTAAAGATAAAAATCTGCCAAGGCTCAAGATGGATCTTTTGTCCGGTCAAAGGGCCTTTAATATGAGGCAAACACTCAATAAAGAGACAAACTTTATAGGCTAAATCCTTATCAAATCGATAAATCCCAGCCTTGCCTCTCCATTTTTTTAGATCATTAACCTGTCTTTGGCATGAGGCAATGACAAATTGCGAGGCAGGAATCTTTTTGCTTATTACTTTTTTCGCATAATCGTGAGCGATTAAGCAAAAATCACGAGTCATTTACTAATGGCAAAAAATGCAAAGGGGTTCTCTTCGCCCGTATCTGGCTCAACATGAATGCGGGATCGTGATGCGGGAGTGAAACCCATCTCCGCCGATGCCTTAAGCATGATGAGTGCTTGCTTATTCACATTCGCCATATAGGGATTGAGAACGGGATATCCGCTTGGCGTTTTAATCACTTGCCCGGAGATCTTGACCTTCTCTTTTGCATCTTGATGATAGACATACGCCGTCACCCAAATTTCAAGCGTAGAAAAATCCAAGGATTTGAGCAATCCCTTGGGGGCTTTTGAGATGACATAATCCCAAACTTCTTGCTCTGCCTCGCTCAATCCCTTGCGAGGATCGCTTAAGTCACCCGTTGGTTTAGGCTCTTTATGGTTGGTTCGATTTGGGCGCAATGTCCCCTCTACCAATTTTAATTGCGTAGGTTTTTGTTTTCTACCGACCATCTTGCACCTCTAAAAATGTTTTGCCGTTGCTTTCCAGCGTGGCCTTTTTACCCGTGAACTCTTCCCATCGCTTGATGATGACATCGCAATATTTAGGTGACATCTCCATCCCGAAACAGTTGCGCCTTGTCTTTTCTGAGGCAATGAGGGTAGTTCCAGACCCACAAAAGGGTTCAAAAATATTCGATTTAGACTCGGATAAGGAATTAATTAAATCCTCGTAAAGCCCGACAGGCTTGGGGCATGAGTGAAGTTCTCTAAGATTGACCCCATCAACAAATTCTTTATCAGTCTTAATGACGATGACATCATTATTCAAGCCTCGTTTTTGAGGATTTATGATTAATATGGGTTCCCATGTTGATGCGCCACCGATGCCATTGCCAGCCATCGCAAACTTTTTATGCCATACGGCAACTTTAGTTTTTCCGAATCGATCAATGTCTCGAGCCAAATTCATAAGACCAGGAGTCCAAACTTTTCCGCAGTCATGCAAGGCAAAGACATCCCAAACTAATTGAGCATTCGATTCGTTATCGTCATCCTTATGCTCATCGTATTCATATCCAATGCCATAAGGCGGATCTGTGAAGATCATGTCGGCTTTTTGCCCGTCAAATAGCATATCGATGCTATCGATATCGGTTGAATCACCACACATCAAGCGATGATTTCCTAAAATCCACACATCGCCAAGGGTTGTAATGGGATCAATTGGAACTTCGGGGATAGCATCTTCATCAGTTAGTCCCTCGCTTACCGATTTATCATCCATCAATTCGGCGAGTTCGTCATCGCTAAAGCCAATTAAGGACAAATCAGATCCAAGGTCTTGCAACTCTTTCAATTCCAGACCGACTAATTCCTCATCCCATCCCGCATTGAGAGCCAATTTATTGTCAGCCAAAATATAGGCTCGCTTTTGGGTATCGCTCCAGCCATCGGCAATAAGAACGGGAACAGAATCAATCCCCAGTTTTCTTGCCGCCAAGACTCTGCCATGTCCGGCGATGATCCCGCCCTCGGTATCGCAAAGGATCGGAGTAGTCCATCCCCATTCTTTTATCGAGGCGGAGAGTTGAGCAATCTGCTCCGGAGAGTGCGTTCTTGCGTTGCGAGCATAGGGAATTAATCGCTCAATATCCCAAAATTCGTATTTTTTTTGATCTGAAATCAAACTCGCTCCTTAAGGGTTTGCCCCGGGTGTTCATTTTGGCGTTGTGTTTTTTTG